ATGGGAGTTGAAAAGGGTGGAGATGAGGATGCTGCTTATGCAACTAAATTAAAAGCAGCCATCACTGAAGTATTAGATGAAAGTTGGTATTGTTTAATTACAATAATGGATACAGCAAAATTAGTTGAAGAGTTAAGAGCCCTTATAGTTTCAGAAAGAAGAGTATATATTGCTGAAACAGGAACATATCCTTTAGAAAATGCAGATAAGGCAAAATCTGAAAGAACACAACTTATTTATAATAGCAAAACAGTAGATGGGGAGGATAGAGAATATAAATCAGCTGCATATGCTGGGGCTGTAATTACAGCAGGAGCTGGAAGCAAATGTAGTATGGTTAAACTTTCAGGAGTAAGTGCAGATGTTACAGGTGGGAAAAAGCAAGAACTTACTAAAAATAATATCACTTTCGTTGAAAAAAGAACTTCAGAAGGATATATAGTAGCAAATGGTGGTAGAGCGATGGATGGAACTTATTTTGATGAAACAACAGCGCTAGATTGTATGATTGTAAATCTTAATGAAGCACTACAAAAAATGCTTATTCTTAAAGGTTTCCCACAAGATGAAGAGGGATATACAAGAATGGAAGAAACAATAACTTCTATCATGGAGCAACTAGGAGCTAAGGATATTATTGCTAAAGAAAATGGAATTTATGAATATAAAGTAACTCTAGTATCACAAACTAAAGAGGAAAGAATGGCAAGAACAATAAAACCAAATGTGCTATTCAGACTTAAAGGGTGGGCATACTTTATTGATTTAACATTAAAACAAACTTATGACACAGTAAATAAAGGAAATTAAAAGGAGGAGAAAATGCTACAAACATTATTTTTAATGTTATGCAGTTATGCTGCAGGAATTTCAACTGTAATTATTTATAAAGCACTAAAGAAAAATAAATAGGAGGCATATAAATGGGTGTAGATTTAAGTAAAAAGACGCTTATATTTAATGGATATACTATAAAGAATCCAAGAAGTATAAATATCACTCCAGCAGGAGAAACAACTAAGCTATCAGAAAAAGCTCTTTCAGGACATAGAAGAGTTATATATACACCTGATCCAAATAATACTATAACAGTAACTGTTGAGACAGGAACACAAGATGAACTTGTACTTCTTGCAGCAGCAGAAACAGGATTTATAGGAAAAGGATATTTTAAGGATAGTTCAGTTTCAGAATATTCAAGAGGACTTGTTTTAGGAGAAATAGGAGTAAATAAAGGAGATCTTTCAAATGATGGTGAGAGTGATCAGAGAGAGTTCACATTAAATTGTACAGGATGTAGGGAGGTTCTAGCATAATGAATAATGAAAAGAGACAAAAAGAACAGAAAAGAATAAATGAAATTTTAGAGAATTTTTCAAATGTTACTTTTAAACCAGAAGGGTTAGGAGCATTAGAATTTGAAAAAGAAGTTTATTCAAAAAATTTTGAAGTAGAAACTGTAAAATTTAGAATTGAAAGAGTTGCAATGCAAGTAGCAAATAAACTAGAAAATGAAAAAGAAGATCTAGCAGCAACTGAAAAAATCTTAAAAACATTTGTAGCTTTACCTGTAGAGGCTCGTTCAGCTAGTTATTTTGAATTAGATTATACATCTATGAAAGAAGTTATTGAACTTATATCAGAGTTTCAAGTAACCCCCTTTCTATTCACGGAAAGAGCTAGAGGATCAGCGAAAATTACTTCAGAATAGATTTGATTTAGCTTTTTCAGCTAAGATAAACTATTATAGAAAATCAATAGAAGAACTTTGTATGGAAGAGCTGGACCTATTAACTCTAGCATGGAATGATTGGGCAAAAAGAAGAAAAAAAGAAATAGAGGGGGATTAAAAAGTGCTTAAAGGATTAACTTTAAAATTTAATGTTACTGGTAAAGGAACAGAGGCATTAAAGAAAATAAAACAATCATATAAAGAAACTGAAGAACTTTTAAAAGATCCTCTTAAAATAAAATTAAGTAATGCTATTAAAAATCCTTTTGTAAAGATAGAAGGGTATGCTTCTAGTCTTATTACAAAAGGATATAGTATTGCAGGTGCTTTCAAGAGAGCCTTTTTAGGGATACAGAGAGTAGGATCTTCAGCCTTTAATAAAATAGCAAGGTCAACTGATAGACTTATAATGAAATTTAGACTTACTCGAAGTATAAAGAAAGGATTTCAATCTTTTTCATCTTATTCAACAAAAGTATTTGAAAATGCTCAAAAAAAAGCTAATTCTTTATCAGGAATTATAAAAAGAATGATGGGAGTTTTAGGAGCAGGATTTACTATTAAAACAGCTTTCGAAGGTGCTTCTAACATTGAACAATATAGAAATACTCTTGAAACTGTTTTAAAAGATCCTGTTGCAGCTCAAAAAAAACTTGCTTGGGGAAGTCGTTTAGCAAATAGAACTCCATTCGAAACAGAAGAGATTATTAGTGGATTAACTAAGATGCAATCTTATGGAATGGAAGGGGATAGAGTTTTAAAGTCTACAGGGAAAACTTATATAGAAATGATAGGAGACATGGCTTCAGCTATGAATAAACCTTTTGAGCAAGCAGTAGAAGCTCTTGCTGACAGTAAAACAGGAGAGTTAGAAAGACTTAAAGAATTTGGAATAACAAAAGATATGATTGGAGATTATGGAAAAGATCAAGGATATGGAGATCTTTTTAATAATAAAGGTCAAATAAAAGATATGAAACTTTTTAATAAAGTTTTATTTGAGTTAATGGATTCTAAATTTGGTGGAGCTATGGAAAAGCAAGCAAGAACTTTTAAAGGAGCTATTTCTACAATAAAAGGAATTTTTAAATCAGGTCTTTCTACTTTGGCAGGAATGGATGAATTTGGAAATGTGATAGAAAATTCTCCATTTCAAATTATTAGAGATAAAGTTTTGATTCCTCTTGCAGATCTACTAATAAAATGGCAAGAGGATGGAACTTTTACAAAATGGGCAGAGAAATTGGCTGGGAGTATAAAGAAAGTTGTTAGTGTAGGAAGTAAGATTATATCTTTTTGTATTAAATGGAAAGAAGTTCTAATTCCTGTTGCTTCAGCTTTTGCAGGATTATTTATTATAAATAAAGTTGCTTACATGATAGGAGCATTAAAAGTAGCTCTTGCTGCTATAAGTTTCAACCCTATTGTAATGGGAGTAGGACTTGCAATAGCTGCTGGAGTAGCACTATATAGAAACTGGGATAAAGTAATAGAAATATTAAAAGATGTTTTTAGTGTTTTTAAAGGTGTTTTAATAGGTATTAAAGATGGAGTGAAAGACTTATTTTCAAAATTTTCTGAATATAGTGGTATATTTAATTTCCTTATACCAGGGAAAATGGTTTTTGATGGGATATTAGCTTTTTGGAGAACTTGGGATAGTAATTTAGGAATAATAGAAAATGTAAAAAACTCTTTTTCTGCTTTTTTTACAAGTTTAAAAGAGAGTATCCAATCAGCTATTGATAGTTTTAAAAATCTAGGAGAAAAAATAAGTAATTTATCTTTAGTAAAAAAGGTAAAAGGATTTTTCAATTTTGGAGAAGAGCCTGAAGCAGAGATAGAAGGAAGTCATAGAACAGGACTCTCTTATGTTCCACATGATAATTATGTAGCTAATTTACATGAAGGAGAAAGGGTATTAACTAAAAAAGAAAATGAAAATTATTCAAGAGTAAGGACAAATAGAGGGAATGTCTATAATTTAAATTTTAATATAAATAATTCTAATAATGAAATTGATTGGAATAAAGTTGGAGAGATGATAGTTAGTAAGATTAAAAAATTTGAAGAAGAAAGGGAAATAGCAGAGGGGCTGGTATAAGTGGCTTTTTCAATTAAAAGTTTAATGTCAAATATAACAGAAAAAATAGAACCTGTAAAAAAATATTTAACATCACAAACAGTTATTTTAGAAGATATTCCTTTAGAATTAACAAATGAATTTACTGAAGATTTATCAAGTGAAATTCCTGTAACTAGATTAGATGATGGTTCAAATAAAACAGATAACATCTCTAATAATCCCTCTTCATTTTCAATAAAAGTTCAAATAACAGGAGATGATAAAGATAGAATTTATGAAAAAATTATATCTTTAGTAAAGAAAAGACAACCAGTAAGTTTATATGTAGATAAGTTATATAGTAATTTAGGGATAACAAGTATCAATAAAACAATATCAACATATACATATATAGAATTGGCTATATCTTTTACTCAAATGGAATATGCATATATAGAATTTATTTCAGCACCATCTCCTGCTGCAAAACCTCTTGTTTCAGAAAAAATAGAGATAAGAACAGGGAAACAAGATTGGGAAGGGGAGTTAGCAAGTGAAAGTATTAAATTAAGAGGAGAATAGCATGAAATTCAAATTTAATATTATAAAAGGTTCGATACCTTATCGAACTTCAATAGTAATAAATAAAAAAGAATTTATTTTTGATTTTAAAATGAACTCTTATGATAGAAGAATTTACATAGATTTATATGATAATCAATTAAATCCTATTTGTTATGCTGAACCTGTAAGTTTTGGGATACCTTTATGGTTTAATAAATTAGCTGATGAGAGAGGAAACTTTAATGAAAAGTTTCCAAAGGCTTATATAATTGCTAATACTAAAGACCGAATTTATAAAAAAATAACTTATGATAATATAGATGAAATAGAAATGCTTGTGAAGGAGGTTTAAGATGCAGAGAATAACAGCTTTAAGACCTCTTTTTCCTAGAAATTCTTTTCTTGTAGTAAACAGGAAAACAATTAATGATGAAAATAATGGTGGATTAAAGTTTCAAGCTGAAATAAAATCAGGAAATGATAAAAAAATAGGTGTAGGAAGATTTTATATTTATAATTTATCACAAGATATTGCAGTAGGCAGTGAAGTAAAATTAAACTTTGGTTATGCAGATGATGTAGGAGAATATGGAATTTATGAGGTTATAAAAACAAATAAATATAGAGACGGTGGTGATATTATTAAAGAACTTCTTTGTTCTGAGAGAAGTAAAAATACAAGTCAAATAATATCTCTTTCTATTGATGGGAATGTGAGAATATCAGATGCTTTAAAAAAAGTTTGTCAATCAGCAGGGATAAATATCATAAATATGGAACTTTTAAACGACAAAATTTATACAAATGGTTATACCTGTTATAATAAAGCCTTTCAGGAAATAAAAGAGCTTGTAGAAGATGCTGAAAGTAAAATGATATTAAAATCAAATGATTTGTATATTTATCATAAAGAACTTAAAGAAAAAATTATAAGTTTGAGTTTTGGAAGTGGACTTATTGAAAATCCTACATTTTCAGAGAAACTTGTAAATGAATCTGAAATAGATGTAGCAAGTGACAACAAAGAGGGGAATGTGGAATGGACAAGCAAAAAACCACAACTTACAGCAACCACTACTAAAGAATATGATTATGACATAAAATGTTTCCCAATTCATTATATAAAAAAAGGGGATACTGTAAATATTGTAAGTGATACTTTTACAGGGTTAGCACAAGTAAGAGAGATAGAAATCAATTTAAAAGATAGTTGGATTATGAATTTAAAGGTTAAGGTGTTGTAATGGAAAATATAAGTATTATTCTATGTGAAGTTCAAGCTGTGAGAAATAATAGATTTGTAGATCTTAAACCTTTATTCAAGCCGAACGGAATTTCTCTTCCTGTTCTTCGTAATGTTCCAATGTGCCTATTTGGTGATGAAATAAATTATATTGATTGGAAAATAAATACCGGGAATATTGTTCCAGCATTTGTAACAACTTTTGATATTTCATCATATATAAGTCAAGGAAATAAAGAAAAAATGGATACAATAAAAAGAAATTCATTAAATAGTTGTTTCGCTATTCCTTTTACAGTTCCTAGTATGCAAGATGCAAGAAATTTTCCTGAAGCAATAAAGATTATAGGAAATAGGCTTGAAGAAGGAGAAATAAACCAAACAGGGAATATCACAAGAACAGGTAATACTAATACCACAGGAGATATTAATATCACTGGAAATTTAACAGTAACTCAAAAGATAACTGCTAAGGTAGTGAATATTTTAGAAAGTTTAGCTTCCAAAGTAGCAACTATTGGAGGAATAGACTTTGCGGGACATAAACATACAGATGCAGAAGGTAGAGATACATCGGGGGCAAAATAATGAAAAGTTTAAGAATGAAAGATGGGGATATTCAATTCGGAGAAAAGGTTACAGGAATGGAAGAGTTTTTACAGCGATGGATTAATTCTTTAAAGATATACAGCAATGAATGTTACTATAATGAAAATTTAGGACTTAATATAACTGTTATTAATGGAATAGATGATGCAAAATATAAAATGGAACATATAAAAGAAAAAACACTTTCTTGGTATGGAAAAGAACTTGAAGATTTATATTATGAAATAATATCAGAAAAAAATAGAGTAATAACAGCTGTATTTTATTTTCAGCATAAAAAATATAAAAATATACAGCAGGAGGTGGTATTGTGAATAAATTGGAAACAAAAGGATTTAATGGGTTAATGGAAATGGCTCAAGAAAAAGCAAAGAGTAAAGATTGTTGGGGGGAAGATTTTAATGCTTCAGAAACATCAGATTACTATAAAATAGTAGCTCCATTTATAACAGTAGCATCTTATTTGGAAGATAAAATTATTTCTATAATGAAAGGGCTTAATTTATATAATGCACAAGGTAATGAGTTAGATGATTTACTAGACAGTTTTCCTCGCCGTCAAGGATCTTATGCTTTTCTTAATTGTGAAATTACTGCTAATAGTTATGTCAGTGTAAAAGAAAAAGATATTCTAATTGAAACAGCAGAAGGAATACAGTTTGAAAATATACAACAATTTGATATTAATTCAACTAAGAAAAAAACAGTATTATTTAAAGCTGTTCTTACAGGAGAAGAGGGAAACATAAAAGAAAATTCTATAACAAGAGTTTTATCAGCTCCAGCAGGAATTGTAAATATTCAGAATAGAGAACTTGGAGAGGGTGGACTTACTCAAGAAAATGACTTTGATTACCTTAATAGATATCTTTCAGGGAATACTGAAGGAGAATGGGCTCTTGAACCTGTTATAGCAGCAGTAAGAGCTCTTGCTGGAGTAAAGAGTTGTAATGGAATAAGAAACAACACTATGGAAACAGATAAAAATGGGTTAGATCCTAAAAGTATATGGCTTGTAGTAGATGGAGGAATAAAAGAAGAAATAGCAGAAGCTATTTATAAACATATTCATACTCCTGATACTAAAGGAAGTATTGAAGTTGATGTTAAAACTTCAGTTGAAGGCAAAACTGAAAAAATAAGATTTGATAGACCAATAGATGTATTGGTTGATTATAAGTTGACAATAGAAAGTCCTGACGAAGTAGCAATAAGAGAACTTTTGAAAGAATATATAAATAATGCAGGATTAGGAGTAAAACTAAGCACAGGAGTTTTTATATCTGATTGGGTTTGTGGAAAAGGATATAAATATTATGACTTTGATTTGAAATTTAAAAGAAGTACTGAAAATGAATATAAAACATCTTTACAATTAGCTTTCAATGAGCGTTCAAAAGCAAATGGAGAGTGAGGATAATGATAAATGAAGTAATAGAAGGTCTTCCTTTACACTTCCAAAAAGAGAATAATATAAAAATTTATAAAAGTCTTGAACCTGTCGTTGACTACTTAAATGACTTAATTGAATGCTTAAAGGGACAAACCTCATTAATGAAAGCTAAAGGAATCTTTTTAGATTTTTTAGGAGTTCGATACCAAGAGAGTAGAAATGGAAGAGATGACGAACAGTATAGAAAAGCTCTTGTTTCTAAAAGAATGGCAGTTTCAGGATTACCTACAACAGAATTTTTACTTGATATTGCTAGACAACTTTCAGGAGCTGAAATAATAGATTTTACAACTAGATATAAAGGAGAAGTAGCAAGTCAATATTTTAAGGCTGATATAGATGGAATATTAACAAACATAAGAAAATTTCCAAATTTAAATAATATTTGCGAAGCTGGGACACGAATGTATTGGGAAATAAAGATTTCAAATGAAAAGGCTGTTTGTAATTTCGCGAATGTAATTAGTGGATATAAAAAAATAGAATTATCAACAAATTTTATAATTGATCAAACATTAAGGATAAATCAAAATATAAACTTAAACTCAGTAATTTCAAATTCTAAAAATATTGTAATAGGAGGAAAAAATGAGCTATTTTAAAGGGTTAAAATTAACAAAATTAGGTGAAACACTTTTAGCAAATATAAATGGAAATTTAAATGAAACTTTGATTTTTACATCAGGAGAAATAGGAGCAGGAATAATTAATAGTGATGATGAAATTAGATTTCTAACAACTTTAAAAGAAAAATGGAAAGATTTAGATATAATAAGCATAGAAAAAGACGAAAAAAGATGAAACAATTGTAAAATTAGAGTTGCAATTTTCAAATATAGATTTAAAGGAAGCTAAAATTTTTAGAGAAATAGGAATATATGCAAAAGGAAATAATGGAGAACCAGTATTATTTGCATATTCAAATGCTGGAGAAAATTATGATTATATCCCTCTTCCACAAGATAATCCACAAAATTTTACTATTCAAATTAACCTAAAAATAACTTCTAATTCTAAAATTGATGCAATTATAAATATGGCCGGTTTTGTGACAATAGGAAAAATGATTGAATATTTAAAAAATAAATTAACTCAAATTTCAACGATAGCAGAGCTACAATCAAGAAAAAATTTAAAAGTTGGAGATATAGTTGAAGTCCTTGGATATTACAGTGCAGGCGATGGTGCAGGACATAAAAGAATAATTGCTAGTACAGAAGATCTGACAAGTATAAAGTTGAATAATGGTTTGTATGCAAATTTAATAAGAGAAAATAACACCATTAATATGAAATATGTAGGAGCTAAAGGAGATGGAGAAACAGATGATACTGAAATATTTTTAAAAATATTTAAAACAAATGAATTTTATATTAATATTTTCATACCTAAAGGCCACTACATTATAAATTCTCCTTTAAAATTTAATATAGAAGGTGAAGTTTATGGAGAAGGAGATTATTTAGTAGTAGAAAAAAAATCTTGTACGATATTAGATTTCTCAAATTTTCAAAATCCTGCTGAAGAAACTTATGTGTTTGATGCAGAACATAGATGTCACATTCATCATTTAACGTTTTTATGCGATGCTTACAATTTGAAAATTAATAGGGAAAATCTAGGTAAATCTAAAATATATACAGAGGAGATTTTAAAAAATAACATCTCTTGCCTTAGAGATGGAGGTGGAAATATACACGATTTAAGAATAATAGGGTTTATAAAAGGTAGTTATTTTAAAGGTTATGAGCATATAAGAAATATAGAATATAAATTTTGTAAAGAATGTTTTGAAATAATGTCTGATGCAATATGCGAAAACATAAGAATTATATCGTGTGGTAAAGGAGTTTTGATACGTGGAGCTTATACATCTATTCATAATTTACGTTGTGATGATTTAGCTCTAAATTTGATAGAAGCATATCCTGCTACTTATAGTACTTTTACTGGGATACAAGCTGATTTTGTTGGTGGTCATGTGTTTTTTGGTAGCTTAAGTAATTCAAAAATAGAGTTTATAGGCGGTAGAGTATGTACTGACCTTTTAGATAAACCAGAACAAATAAGATTTGCAATAAATTTAGCAAATGCAAGTCAAGGGGCTGAAATAACTTGTGGAAGTACTTTCTTTAAAAACGATATTCCTAAACCAGATGACCAATTTTATTCATATGGTGCTATTCTTATGAATGCTACAAGTGAAAATCAAAAAATATTAAAAAATAATATTTTTAATATTTTATCAATGGTTTCAGACTTAAATAATACAAATTGGGAATTAGATTTAACTAAATTATTTTATTGCAACGGAACTATGAGCTTTAATGCAAATATAAATGGAGAAAGATACCAATTTACAGACATTATTCATACTCCTAGATTAGAACAAATAAAAAAAGAAAGTTTTGTTTCTTTAAGTCCTGCATCTCAACTTAATTCGATTTATCATTTAGAAAAAATGAAACAAGAAAATGTTTATTATGATTATATAACTTATATGGACGAAAAAACTGCATATGATAATCAACAAAAAGAAATAAAAAAACAAATAATGTTATCTTACCAAGAAGCATTAAAAGAAAATCCTAATTTAACATATGAAGAGTTTATGTCACTTCAGCCAATGACTTTGAATTTAGTTGAAGAACCTCAACCAAGTGAAGCTCTAAAAAAATTCATGAGTAAATACTTATAAAAAGGAGATGAGAAAATGAAATTAATATTATTAATTATCTTATTAACATCATTAACAGCCTGTGCAACAAGACAAATAAATAATAGACAGCAAACTTTTACAGAGTATGTTGTCTTAAATAAACATTCAGAATATCAAGGAAAAAGTATGAAAGACTGGAAAGAACAGCCTGAAGATAATTTCCCAGGGGTAAGACTTATAAAATGGTTTAAAGCAGATAAAAATAAAATTGATGAATAAGTATTAAACTTAGATTATTAGTTTAATCTAGTTTTAATTACAAACTGCAAAAAATAATTAAAAAGATATTTTTATAAGGAATATAAGATATTTAAATTTTTAAAGAATAGTGGGAAAAAGTTACAATATCTACATTAAAATTTACAGAATTTTTTTATAATTAAAAATATACAGTTTGCCACAGGCACAAGTTAAACTTGCTTCTGTGACCGTTGTAGAAGACAAAAATAGTGATGAAACTTGCTGTAAGATTAAATGCTGGTATGATAAAGTTTATAACTTTCTTCATTGGCATCACCTCTTTATAATTTATTAATAATAGTAAAATTAAAAATATGATATCTTCTACCTGTGGCAAACTGTATATTACACATATTATAAAATAATTATTGGTTTATGTCAAATAGTGGAGGCAAAAATGAAAATAAGTGAAAAAGGAATAAATTTTATAATTAATGAAGAGGGAGAAAAATTAAAGGCTTATATTTGTCCTGCAGGTGTTCTTACAATAGGTGTAGGACATACAGGAAAGGATGTTGTTCCGGGAATGATTATTACTAAAGAACGTTCGAGAGAACTTCTAAAGAATGATTTGAAACATTTTGAAAATGCTGTAGAAACATTTGTAAAAATACCTTTGAAGCAACATGAATATGATAGTTTAATTTCTTTTGCTTTCAACGTTGGAGCTGGAGCCTTTAAAAAGAGTACACTTCTTAAAAAAATAAATTCTTTAGCACCTATGGGAGAAATAGAGGCAGAGTTCAGAAAGTGGGTTAGAGGTGGTGGAAAAGTTCTTCCAGTTCTTCAAAAAAGAAGAGAAAGAGAAATAAAATTTTTTAAAGGGGAGTGTTAAAAAATGAAAGAAGGGATAATTCTATTGTTTGGTAAGCTCCTAGATATATTTAATAAAAAATCAAAATCAGGAGATAAACAGCAAGAGATAACAGAGAAAAAAATAAATATATATTCAAAGGCAATTACAATAGTAATTATAACGGCTTTAATTATGTGTGTTCTAGCTTCTTTATTTCCTGAATTAGTAATTTCAGATTGGTGGTTTAATATACTGGAGAAATTATTAAATTCAGTGGGTTAAAGGGGGATAAAATGACATTAAGTGAAATGTGGCAAATATTTATAACATTATTTCAAGATGTTTTAAGTATTTTTTATAATAAAGGAACAATTCTTATAGGAATGGCAGTATCTTTTATCTTTTTAATCACAGGAGGAGAAGATAAAATGATAGTATGCTTATTAATTTTTATGAGTATTGATTATATTTCAGGTCTAATAAAATCTATAATTAGAGCTGAAACAAATAGCAAAAAAGGGTTTCAAGGATTTTTAAAAAAAATCTTAATGCTTTGTATAGTAGTTATAGCTTATAGATTAGATATAATCTTAAATCTGACTAATATACAGTATAACTGCAGGTTTGTAACAATTTCTTTTTATATAGCAAATGAAGGGCTTTCAATATTAGAAAATGCTATAAACTCAGGTTTAAAAGTTCCTGAACAGCTTCGAGAAGTTCTCGAACAATGCAAGAAAAATAAGATTAAAAAGCAGTAAAAAATTGAGGTTAGAAGCCTCTTTTTTTTATGAAAAAAATAAAAAATTTCTTGACTTTTATTACTATGCGTAGTATAATATAAATATCTTAAGAGGAAGGAGGTCATAGGATTGAGGAGCATAATAAAAGAGTTGGCAGACCTGCTAAAATCTTTGCCAACTCTACATAAAACAATTCTTTTATCTTTAATAATAAACAATATTACGATAGTAATAATAATTTATTTATTAAGATAAAAGCCTTCAGGGGAGTAGGAAACTCCCCTCCTCAAAACTATTATAACACATGAAAAGAGAAAATAAAAACTTTTTTAAACTTGCAGGTATTATTACTTTTATAACTGCATTAGTAATAATATTAATAATGAGGTGATAATAGAATGGCAGTAAAGCAAACTGAAGCAAATAAAAAATGGCAGGAGAAAAATAAAGAAAGAGCCAAATATTTATCTGATAGGAGCAGGGCAAGAAGTTTTATAAAGAACCTTGCTACTCTTGAGGATTTAGATGAGTTTGAAAAATTAATAGAGGAAAAAAGATTAAATTACATAAAAGCAGCTGAATAAAAAATGTGGTAGGTTTGAAAACCTACCATTTTTATATTTTTTGACATTTGTTTTTATCATTTTGCTATAAAATATATTTATCATTTTAAGCTGAAAAAATTATCATTTTGCTTTATGCCTTACAGCAGAAGCATAAAAACTTCTGCAATATTATAATATTAAAATTTAATTTTATTTAAAATTTCATCTATTTTTTCGTCATCAATAACTTTTGCAATTCCTAATTTTAAATTTAATTTCTCTCTAATTTTTTTTAGAAATTCCTCTTCAATTTTAAGAGTTTCTTCTTCTCTTATTTTTTGAATTTCTTTCATTCTCTTAATAAAAGTAGAGTATCCTTTTTCATTAAATTTAAGATTGTTTTTTACATGATTTGCCATAATGGGATATATATTAGAAATTAAAATTTTCTCATTTTCCTCAATATTCTCTATATCTTTTAAGCTATTTAAATATAAGTTATAATCAATATAGCCAGTAAGTCCACTATCTTCATTATAGTTATAAAGAACACTATTGATAAACTTGTATAGAGGTAATACCTCCTTTTTACCTTTCATATCTCTATACATTTTTTCTTTTATAGACTCAATTAGCTCTAAGTTTTCCTTACAATATTCATCTTCTAAACTTTTATTTTCATGGGCAAGAGAATTTTTTAAATGTTTTATCTCTTCTAAAATTTGAGATTTATCTTCCCACTCCTTATTAAAAATTTGTGTAAAAATATATTGATATAGATTATTAGAAATTTTTTCATCTTTTTCAAATTGATCAATATAACTGTTTAGAGTGGGACGTGAAAGACCTAGAGCATCAGCTAACTCTTTTAATGTTAATTTATATCTCTTTAAAACTTCTTTTATCTTCATAAAAATATCTTAGCACTTTATTAAAAAAAAATCAATTTAAAATAAAAAGTAAAATTTTACATTTTACTTTACAAATTTACAAAATTATGATATATTGTTTTTAACAAATAGATTAAGAGGTGAAAGTAATGGAAAAAACTGTTATGGAGTGGTTAGGGGAAGTTAAGTTATATAATAAAAAAATTGAGAAGAAACAAAAAGAATTATATAGAACAGAACTATTTTGTGCAGATACATCTATTAGATATGATAAGGAGAAGGGGAAAAAATATTTAGATGATGTCAAAGCTCTTTATCAAAGTTACAAGCAGTTAGTAAAAAATAGAAATAAGATCAGACAGGCTATTTTACAATTTAATGCTGTAACTTTTGTAGAGGTTGGAGATATTAAACTTACTATTGCTGAAGCTCTTGAGAGAGTAAAAAAATCAGATAGTTTTATCATAACTTTACTAGAAAATAATATTAAAATGATCTCAGAGAAAAGAGAGGAGTTAACAGAAACTCAAGAGATAGAAGTTAAAGAGTTGGAAAAAACTCTGTATGGGTCTACAAAATCATTGGGAAGCACAGCTATTTCTGAAAAACTTGCTGAGAGAAGGGAAGCGTACAATCCAATTATTGAAGAAGCTTTTGATTTAAAAGGAGAGTTGTCAAAGGAGAGAGAGGCTCGTGAGAACTTTATGGAGAGAATTAATACTCAGATAAATATTGCCAATGTAAAACATACTCTTGATATTGAACTAGATTAA